GGATTCGCAGCTGTGCATTGACACGAAAGCCGCAGACATCACGCCTGCGGCTTTTTGTTTGTCCGTGCCCTCACACATCCCAGAAGTCGCGTGTGCTAGCCCTCGCATCTATTTCCTTAATATTATGCATCGTATTTATGTTGACGAACAACATGGAACGAGCGGCAGGGGGGCCGATTGGGGACCGAATGGTTATAAACACACATAAAATGTGATTATTCGTGGCTATTGTGAAAAACAAAAAACCCTTAGTATCAAGGGTTTGTAGTGCCTTTGGTGGCTCATGATTACCTCCTTTCCCAGACTTCTAAGCTGTGGGCCGGGGGTTCGAATCCCTCCTGAGACGCCATAACTAACAGCGAAAACCCCTTGATACATAAGGGGTTTTCTGTTTTTATCGGGTCGGTCGTGAGTGGCCTGCTGTACGCTTCGGGGACCGATTGGGGACCAACCTCGTTTATTGCGTTTGGGACTTCACCGGATTAAGTTTTTCGAACCTATCCGCAGTACCTCGGCTGACTAGCTCTGTCTCGTGGGTGTACAGGTCCGCCGTGGTGGCTAGACGGGTATGGCGCAGACGCTCCTGGATGTCTTTGAGGCTGGCACCGTCCTCGCGCAATAACGTGGCCGTCGTATGACGTAGGTCATGCAGTCGTATGCTTGGCAGATTGTACTTAGCCCTGACCTTACGCCAACGCTTGGACGCAGTATCGGGGTGGTAACTTAGGCCTTGGCCCGGGTGAAATAAATACTGCTTATCGGCACCAAGCCAGTTCTTGCCTTGCCGCAGACGCTCCCGGTTCCAAACTTTTTTGTACTTCTCCAACTCCGCCATGTACCAACGAGGCATAGGCACAAACGCAGCAGACTCGATAGTTTTCACGTCCGCTTCGGTGCGTTTACCGTCCTCTGACAGCGAGATTTGCTTTTCGACGTGGATACCTCCCGCCGCAAAGTCCACCTGACTCCACTGGATGGCCAACATTTCACCTCGCCGGAACCCGCCGAGCAACGCGCCAAGGAAATACAACCGCCAGTGCTCGGGCTCGTCCTGTAACACCTCGATCAACGCGCCGGCCTCCGCCAGGGTGTAGGAGTGCTTCGCGGTCTTGAGTGCCCGTTTCTCGGCCTTGTCGGCCACAGGACGGTCAACGCCAGCCATCGGGTTGCTCAGGATGACTTTCCACTTTGCAGCGGCGTCGAGGATCGATTTTAACGTCTTGTAGATGTTGAGTATGGTGTTGGTCGATAGCGGCTTGTTACGTCCATCCAAACGCCCCTCGGGCGCGCGCAGTTGGGTGAGAAAGTGGACGACGTGCATCGTCTTTATTTTGCCCATCTCAAGATGCCCAAAAGCGGGGATGAGACGGATATTCACAATCGCTTGGTAATTTCGGCGCGTATACTCTCCCATGTTCAGGTCGGCATAGTTAGCCTTCCACGTCGGCACAAAATCGGCAAACGTGGTCCGTTCCTGCCGGATGTACTGGCCCGACTCGATTAACCGTTGGAACAAGGCAAGTTCCATTTGTAGATGAATGCCCAGCTTTTTAGCGGACTTCAGTAGGGCTGGGTCCTCTATGGTGACGCTCTTGCGGTGCCGGACCCGCTTGCCCTTTGCATCATAGCCGTCCTCGACGACCAGGCGCCACGAATTGTTGCCGCGTTTCTCGATACTGGGCATGTGGCAGCTCCTTTCCTGATAATAGATAGGACTGTTCGGCATCACCCCCCTTTAGTATTCCGGGATATCCGATACGGCCCAGATAATCGGCGTAACAGAATCATCCTCGATCCATAGTATTTTAGGTGGTTTCCCCTCGAAGGATACAAGTAAGGCCGATTGCAACTCACAACCGGTCTGTGGGCGGATTGCTTCGGCCTTTTTCGTGCTGTCTGCGCTGTTCATGTCGGCTTACCCCCGCTTGTCTCAAGCACACCAGCTATGTATAATTGGCGTGACTCAGTTGATGGGGTCGGTTTTCTGCTTGGCGGCGGGACCGGCCCCTTGTCATTCCTCGATACCTGGAGATGTATAGTCTCTTCCTTTTCCTTCCGCAACCCATTTAATGAGTGCATCCTTCGAAAACCTCCACTGGTTTCCTAGTTTCCTAGCCGGGATATCAGTGTTATGCAGCAATCTCCTTAAAACTTTGTCGCCCACATTCAAAAACTTTCGTGCTGTCTCATAGTCTAGCAACTCGTCCATACTTGATCCCTCCCTGTCGGGAAGGTTACAGATACACCCCTAGCGCCGCAAATGGACTGTTAATGGACACAAACAGCCTATAAAGTAACGGCTAGTGACCAGAACAATTCGAGCGCAATTTGTCGAATCCTGCATGCGTGACCAAAAATGTTAAAGATACGTGAGAGCCTGAACCGCTTTCCCTACGATCCGAACGCGCTGCTTAGGGTACGACATAGGACGCATATCCGGGTTCTCCGGCAAAAGCATCAGCAGGTCGTCTTGGGAGTAAACGCGTTTTAGAGTCGCCGTTTCGTCGTCTAAGCACACTACTGCGATGTCGCCGTCCTCAACCTCTGGCTGGACCCGTATTAAGACCAGGGAACCGTCATGGATATTTGCGCCCGTCATAGAGTCGCCCTTCGCGCGGAGCCAAATATACTGACCACTCTGGGTGTTGACCATCGTCTGGTCAACTGGAAAATACCCCGCAACGTTATCTTCGGTATAAAGCGGAAGGCCACAACTTATCTCCGCGACAATCGGCAGGTAGGTTAACTCTCCAACTGGTGCCATGTCGGAGGGGCCGTATAGTGTGATTGCCTCGCGCACCGTGTCCAGGTCCCTAGTGTTGTTGTCGCGGCCAAGCAAGTAATCGGTTGACACGCCAAAAAACACGGCTAGTTTAGCGATCATAGAGGTGCCTGGGTCTCTCTTCCCTTTCTCCCAACTCGCTACTGTGCTGTGCGACATCCCTATTTTTTCTGCTAGCTGCGTTTGGGTCAAACCCCTTCTGTTTCTTAGTTCCGCGATTCTTTCTCCTAATATAGACTGCAAGTTTAGTCACTCCCTGTGCAAAAAATGTCGAATAAGGTATTGACTTAGTTACAAATAGAGACTATTGTAGTGACACAAAGTCGCATATAGTGACTATGGGGGGTGTGAACACGATGAATGCGATTCTAGTTCAGTCTCGAAAAGAGCGCGGCTTAACCATCACTGATGCCGCAAAACAAATCGGGATATCGCACGGTATGCTTGCGATGTTAGAGACTAAAAAGCGCAAAGGTAGCGACGACACGAAGATAAGAATCGCCCGGTTTTACAATAGATCAGTTGAAGAGCTTTTCTACGCCCATTAAATCACATATAGTGACTTTTTGCAAACGGTATTTTAATTATTCTCACGGTTAGTGTGCCCAATGGGGGCACCATCATGCCCGAGGCAGTCGATGGGATGGAGGCGGTGACTTATATCATGTCTCTCTTTGAAGAAGCTATGGCAGATATGCGGTCCGGAATCGTTGCCGAATTGGAGCAACGACTGTTGGACAGGCTGGAGCCGATAATCCGGCAGGAGTTGCTCGCTCGACATATGAGTGTCCTTGACACTGCCAATTATTTGCATGTCAGCGACCAAACCATCCGCCGGCTCATCCGTGATGGCGATCTACCTTCCTTTCGAGTAAGGGGCCAGATTTTCGTCCGGCAAATGGATGTCGACACCTGGATCGAGAGTCAAATCAAAACATGAGGTGATTTAAGTGGTTGAAATTTCTGTTCCAGAGAACTTCCCGGAGGAATTGCGCGCTGCCGTTGAGCAACATTTGACGGAGTGGAAAGGGTGGAAACTTTTATCTACCCGCATTTTTGAGACTCGACCTTTTTTGGACAAATCGCGACTGCACGTCACGCACAAGGCATACGTGGAATCGAGTAATGTGATGGCCGTCATCGCGTTCGACGATATTAACGGTTTGCAAACGAACAGGATGTCGGCAGGCGATATCAGAGAGTTTTTGAAATATGGCACATGGTTCCAGTAGTTTCTCTTCACCCCAGAATCGCTTGAGAGGAGGTGAGTACATTGGACAAGCAGATGATTTACGCCAGTCGCTTGATGAAAGGTTGGGAAGTTCGCAAGGCCTGTCGCGAGTTTCGTTTGCAAGAGACTTCAAAGTTTACAGCACAGAAGCACCCGAGACCGCTGGGGAGCAAGTCGGATGCTTCACGTTTACACGCTTAAGTTTGGGTAATGCATTGACGTTACCACTTTCTACTCTATCTATCAATATTCTCAGGGGGTAATCCATATGGAAATCACAGTTCATGTTAAAGCACCTGACTTGGCGCAAGCACTGTTGGCAGTTGCGCAAGCATTCGGCGGACAGTTCCATCAGGCAGTGGCTCAACAAACGGGAGTACCGTTGTCACCAACTGGCGCAGCTGCACAGCAAGAGTTTATACAGACCAACTATCCGCAAAATGTTCCAACTACAGCACAACAGACACCTTATCAACCTGCGCCTCAAGTACCGCAGATGCAACAGTCGCAATATGCGCCACCAGGAGGACAACCACTTGCTCCAATGCAACAACCTCCATTGACGGCTGTACCGACCGTAGCGCCTCAGTACAACTTTAACCAGTTAGCGGTTGCAGCAACACAGCTCGTTGACGCAGGCCGCAGAGACCATGTGACCCAACTTCTTGCGAGTTACGGGGTAGAGGGGCTTATGGAGCTCCCGAAAGAACACTATGGCACCTTCGCCACAGCACTGCGAGCAATGGGAGCTCAGTTATGAACGGTATGATGACCAAGCTGTTTGAAATCCGTGACTCATGTACTTTTATACCCGTTATGGCGACTGCTCTCGTGGCCAGGAGCGGACATGAAGCCTATCTTCTCAGGCGAGCTGGCTATCAGGATGACTCTTTCAACCCTTCTTTTTTGGTTACTCGCTTGAACGATTGCTTGTCGGCTAGCGACGCAAACGAGTGGTCTAATCGCACCATGCGTGTTGCACACCGATACATTGAGGAGCATTTCGAATCGTTAGAGTGCGGTGAGGTGATAGACGTAGAGTTCATCCTTCGCGAAAGTTCGAGACCCAAGGTAAGTGAACGACTGGAGGTATTGGGATGATTAAAGCGCCAGTAGCTGAAAGAGCCCATGCAATTCTGAGCGCTTCGTCGTCCAAACAATGGTTAACGTGTACACCTAGCGCGCGATTGTCCGAGCAGTTCCCAGACAAGGGATCGGACTTCGCGGCCGAGGGGACGTTGGCCCACGAAATGTCCGAACTGAAATTACGTAAGGCTTTTATCGAGCCGATGAGTACACGGGCATTCAACAGCAAGCTGAAAAAACTACAGGAACAACTGGCTGAACACCCGACCTGGGACAACGGCATGTCGAGGCACACCGACGCCTATCTGGATTTCATTTCGCAGATAGTGCACAGTCACACGTCGCCACCTTACGTAGCGATAGAAAAGCGTCTCGACTACAGCCACTACGCCCCCGAAGGTTTTGGGACGGGTGACTGCGTGATTATCGCAGGCAACACGCTCTACATCAACGACCTGAAATACGGCAAAGGCGTCCCTGTCTCTGCCGAAGGCAACACGCAAATGCGGTTATACGCACTGGGTGCTTACCGGGAGTATTCGTTCCTGTATCCGATTGAAACGATTCGAATGGCAATTATCCAGCCGCGACTCGACTCTATATCCGAGGAAAGTCTCGGGGTGGACGAGCTGTTAGCCTGGGGCGAAAGCATCAAGCCATTAGCGCAAAAGGCATTTGCAGGTGAGGGCGGGTTTGTGCCAGGCGAACACTGCCGGTTCTGCAGAGCACGGTACACGTGCCGTGCCAGAGCAGATACGCACACGGGGCTTGAGGATTTCAGGCAGATGAAGCCTCCGATTCTATCACGGCAGGAAGTAGGCCAAATCCTTGAACGTGCGCAGTACTTGGCCAAGTGGGTGTCCGACCTTGAGGATTATGCCTTAGCGGAATGTCTGAGCGGTGCTGATATACCCGGTTGGAAAGCAGTTGAGGGCCGAGGTTCTAGGCAATACGTCAACCAAGACACGGCGTTTGCAGCCCTGTTGGCTGGCGGGATTGAGGAGGCGGTGCTTTACGAGCGTAAACCGTTAACACCTGCGGCGGTCGAAAAAGTCCTGACAAAACCAGTGTATAAGCAGTTACTTGCAGATGCGGGACACGTTGAAACGAAACCCGGTAAACCGACATTGGCGCTCGTAAGCGACAAGCGCGAGGCGTTTAAGACTGCGATGAGCGCAGAAGAAGCGTTCAAAGACAAAATTGGAGGTACTACAAATGGCTAATCAAGTAGAAGCGACAAACGTAACGACAGGGCAAGTGAGATTGAGCTACGTGCACCTCTTTACACCTTATGCGAACAAACCTGGACAAGAACCGAAATATAGCACAACTATTCTCTTGCCAAAATCTGACCTCGCGACAAAACAACGCATCGATGCGGCCATCCAGGTTGCCGCACAAAAAGGGGTCTCAACGATTTGGAATGGTGCAAGACCTCCTCAACTGAAAACGCCATTGTGGGACGGTGACGGTGCTCGTCAAAGTGGAGAACCATTCGGCCCTGAGTGCAAAGGTCACTGGGTGTTCACGGCATCGTCCAAGTCCATTCAAGCAATTGTTGACGCAAATATGAATCCAATCATCAATCAATCTGACGTGTACTCTGGCATGTACGCCCGTGTATCAATTAACTTTTTCCCTTTCTCTAATAGCGGGAATCGAGGCGTAGGATGCGGACTTGGACCTGTTCAGAAGTTGGGCGACGGTGAATCGCTGAGTGGACAAATCAGCGCGGAGCAAGCGTTCGGTGGAATGCAGTCACCAGCTCAGCCCGCATACCAACAACCGCAACAACCTGCTGCTTATGGACAAGCTCCACCATACCCGCAAGTAGCACAACCGCAATACGCACAACAACCACAACAGGGGTACGGTCAGCCGCAACAGCCCATATATGCCCCGCCCGTTCAACCGTCCTATGCACCACAGCAACCGACTTACGCGCAGCCTCAAACGCAACCGCAAATTGCGCGTGACCCGATCACAGGGCAACCGCTCGGCGGCGTTTTAGGGGTATGAGACACCTATCCGTCGACATCGAGACGTTTTCTAGTGTCGATATCAAAAAGAGCGGTATGCACAAGTACGTTCAGAGTCCAGACTTCGAGATCCTTTTGTTCGCCTACTCGTTTGATGGGGAGCCGGTGCAAATCGTCGACCTGGCGCAGGGTAAAAAGATTCCACAAGATGTGATTGATGCAATGAGCGACCCGAATCCCATCAAAAGAGCGTACAACGCGCCGTTTGAGTGGTACTGCCTGAACAAGTTTTATAACTCGCCGCTCGAACAGTGGCGTTGCACGATGATGCACGGATTGTACTGCGGCTATACGGCTGGCTTGGGGGCGACTGCGGTCGCTCTCGGGCTCCCCGAGGACAAACGGAAGATGGGTATAGGGATGTCGCTTATTCGGACGTTCTGCATGCCTTGCAAACCGACAGCGAAGAATGGACATCGCACACGAACATTGCCGCACCACGAGCCGGAGAAGTGGCAGCTGTTTAAGGACTATTGCAAGCAAGACGTGGTCACGGAGATGGAAGTCGAACGACGTATAGCCTCATTCCCGGTGCCTGAGCAAGAACAGCGACTCTGGGAACTGGATCAACAGATTAACGCTTGCGGTGTTGCGGTGGACTTGGACCTGATTGAGGGGGCAATTCACTGTAGCGAAGTGACAACAGCTGAGCTGATGACAGAGGCCGTAGCGATATCGGGACTACAAAACCCTAAAAGCGTGCAGCAGTTAACTAAGTGGCTTGAGAAAGAGACAGGCGAGGAAATCACGGATCTGCGTAAGGCGACTGTTGCTGAGATGGTGAAGGTCGCTGACGAAGGCGCGGCAAAACGGATGCTAGAGATTCGCCAAGAGCTCAGTAAGACATCCGTCAAGAAATACACAGCGATGCGTGAAGCAGTTTGCTCGGACGGCCGTGTCAGAGGTCTGTTGCAGTTCTACGGTGCCAATCGCACAGGCCGCTGGGCGGGACGACTCGTGCAGGTGCAAAACCTCCCGCGCAACTATTTGGAAACGCTGTCTCACGCGAGGGACTGTGTGAAAGGTCGTAAAGTGGACGCACTCAAGGTGGTGTACGGAAACATCCCGGACACATTGTCTCAACTGATTCGTACTGCGTTTGTACCACGCGAAGGGCACTTATTTGTGGTATCGGACTTCTCAGCCATCGAAGCCCGTGTGATTGCCTGGTTGGCTGGTGAGCAGTGGAGGCTCGATGTGTTTGCGACCCACGGCAAGATTTACGAGGCTTCGGCTTCGCAGATGTTCGGGGTGCCGTTGGAACTTATCAAAAAAGGCAATCCGGAATACGACCTGCGGCAGAAGGGCAAGGTTGCAGAATTAGCCCTTGGTTATCAAGGCGCAGCGGGTGCACTCATCGCAATGGGAGCCCTAAACATGGGGCTAACCGAAGACGAATTACCTGAAATCGTCCGTCGCTGGCGTGGGTCTAACAAACGTATTGTTGACTTGTGGTACAGCCTCGAAAACGCAGCGCTTGATGTCATGCGTACTGGTCAGCCGGTCGGTATTAAAGGTTTGATACTGGCACGTGAAAGCGAGTACCGGAATCAACAGGACTTTCTGACGATTACGTTGCCAAGCGGTCGCAAGTTGTTCTACGCCAAACCTAGGCTTCTGCAAAACGACCGTGGACGAGAAGCACTCCACTACCACGGTGTGAATCAGGACACAAAGAAGTGGGAAATCGTCCCGACGTACGGCGGGAAATTGGTGGAAAACATTACTCAAGCGATTGCACGCGACTGTCTGGCCGAGAGTCTAGTAAGACTAGCAAACGTTGGGTATCAGACCGTTATGCATGTGCATGATGAAGCAGTTTTAGAAGTATTGGCAGCAACAGCAGACCTAGATGCCGTTACGGAGATTATGGGCCAACCAGTGCCCTGGGCTCCAGGACTTCCACTTCGGGCAGATGGGTTCGTGACTGCGTTTTACAAAAAAGACTGAGGAGTTGGTCTAAATGGACGAACAAGTTTGCGGTTACTGTGGGCAATCCACGGCCGACGAGATAAACCAGTACGGCGTCCATAATCACTGCCTGAGGGAGAAAGACTAAGGAAGATCGGGCTGAAATGATAATTCCATTGAGCGAGGCGCAACGCAAAAAACTTCTAAAGCGATTGGGGGATGGGGAGCAATGGAAGCAGCTATCAATAAAATTCGCGCAGAGATAACAGCGAACGCGAATAACGGCTACGTCAACGTAATCGGCGAGTTCTTGCTGCAACACTTAACCGTCAATCCGCAGAGTGCGGAGAAGATTCTCGCCGAGGATAAGACGATTATTAAAAGCTTGGAAGCGATGCGCAAAGAGGCTGAAAAGAAAAAGGTCGGCAATTGTGCTGTGCTGACCGACGCAGAAGGGTTCACCGTCGTACTCGAGTACTTCGGCTTCGAAGGTGCAGCTGTAACTGCACCTAAAGAAAGCACTCTGACAAAGCCATCTATGGCACCAGTTTCACACGAATCAGACTTTGACGTCAAGTTAGACGACTTTTTGTAGGGGGCGCACAGTTATGACAGACAGCGAATTTAAGACGTTTGATGCGCACTTTCCCGCTTCTATGAGCCGGGAGCTGGTCGACTACGCTCGTGACGTCGTGTTCCTTTGGAGCCGATACCTATTTGTAAGACGTGAGGGAAAACAACAATACGGCTTTTGTACCCACTGTCGGCAAGAGAGCACGACGTTCGGTCTTAAGCAGGGCGAAACTACGATGTGCCCCGCCTGCAGCTCGGAATGTCTAATTAAATCTAGCGGCCGCGGTCGCGGGAAAATGGTAGACGAAGCCTACTTCGTCTACTACGAAAAATCTTTGACCATTACAGAGGCGATTACAGCGCGAGGACTTTACGCCGTTCGGGATTACCGGGGCAATTACAGCGCAGTTGAAACACTGGTCGAAGTCAAAGCAATGTACGTGTTTGAGCCAGGCAAGGCCACTATGCTCGAACGTCCTTGGCTGTACTACTCAACTGAACGAGGGATGAGCCTGGGTGACTCGTGGCAACAGCGTAAATCTGTTTCATCGCTGACTGGCAGCGTCATGCTCCATAAACCGTGTTACTGCTCAAGAGACAGCATCAAAACCGCAGTACAGGGTACGTCGTTCCAGTACAGCACGTGGGAGAGTTATCAAGACGGTGACATGGTCAAGTTTTTCGACTTGTACGCCAAATACCCGTGCGTCGAATATCTGACCAAACTCGGAATGCGTGGATTGGTTGACGCTAAACTGCACGGTGATAAAACCTATGGGGCTATCAACTGGCGCGGCAAAAATCCGCTGAAGGTTTTGAAGATAGGCAAGCAAGAGATGAACGAGTTACGTGCCTCAGGTGCCCCAGTGACACCCTGGCTCCTTCGCCTACGGTCTCTATCTAAAAAAGATGGCTCAAACCTGTCTATCAGTGAGTTGACCAAAATAAGTGCCGACCTGTCGGAGGCCTACCACAAAGAACTGGGAGACGCGCTGAAGCGAACAAAGTTCAGGACATTGACCACCTACCTGACAAAACAACTAGCCCAGCCGGATGTTTACAAGTACTACAACTCGCTTTCAAGGTTGCTAGATACATGGATCGACTACCTCCAGGACTGCGCGAAACTTGGCCTAGACGTCGAGGTAGAGTCGGTGAAGTTTCCACGCGATTTGTACCGTGCACATCAAAATACCATCAAGCAAATCAAGGTGAAAGCGGACGAAACGCTACGCGAGAAGATTGAGGAACGTAGCAAGGCGCTGCAGAAAATGCGGTTCGAGGCGCGGGGTTTCGTGCTTCGCGCGGCGGAAGACGCGCAGGAGCTTATCGAAGAAGGCAAAGCACTTCAGCACTGTGTTGGTACCTACGCCAGGCAGTATGCGCTCGGGGAGACGGACCTGTTCGTAGTTCGACGACTCGATGAACCGGACAAGCCATTTTACACGATGGAGATACGCAACGGTCAAATTAAGCAGTGTAGAGGTTTGAAGAACTGTGCACCGACAGACGATTTACAAGTCTTCGTGAATTTGTTCGTCGCTAAGAAATTGTTGACTAAGAAACGGGCAAGGGTGGGGATCGCAGTATGAACGATTTGACGCTGAGAACGCCTGAAACTATTGCAACGGAAATAGAAAGTATCAAGGGCCAGACGCGGGACATCATCTTGCACAGCAGCGTGGAGATTGGTCGTCGGTTAGTGGAAGCAAAAGCGGTGGTAACCCACGGCGATTGGGGAGATTGGCTGAAAAACTCCGTCGACTACTCGCAGAGCACTGCCAACAACCTGATGGCAATTTACCGTGAGTACGGGGACAAAATCGGAACACTTGGGAATTTGAGCTACACCAAAGCACTCGCGTTGCTCGGCGTGCCGGACGGCGAACGGGAACAGTTTGTTGCTGAGAACGATGTGGACAACCTGTCCGCAAAAGAACTGCAGAGGGCTATCAAGGAAAAGCAGAAGCTAGAACAACAGTTAAAGCAGGCTAAGGACAGCGCCGAAAAAGAACGGGTTGCTGCACAGAATCTTGCTTTGCGGTACGCGGAACTGGAACGTAAAGGCGTGGAGCACGATGCCTTGGTGCAACGACTCACCGCTGAGATTGAAGAGGCCAAGTTGACGGGCGAAGATGACGAAGCCTGGAAGCTGCAAGAGGAACTACAGAAATCAAAGAACGAGCTAGCCGCGACGCAGACTCGAGTCACTGAGTTAGAGACTGAACTTTCACAAAAGTTGACCGATATAAGCGGTGTTGTTGAACGCGTACCCGTGGATGTGGAACAAGAACTGGCGGATCTGCGCAAACAGGTTGCCGTCAATAGCACGCAAGCCACGGTTAAGTTTAAATATTGCTTCGACTCGCTAGTTAGGAACTTTCAGGAAGTGCTTGCGGCGCTCAATGAGGTTCAAACTCAGCTTCCGGATTCGCATGAAAAGTACTTGGTAGCTGTCCGTGGACTACTCGGCAAGATGTCAGAGAGGTTGTGAGATATCATGCTTGCTCTAAAACAACCCATTGAGGGACACGTATCTGAAATCGTTAATGGTTGCGCGGTAGTTCGTGACGAGAATACGACTGAGATTTACAACTTGGCGTGGTACCGATTGGTTCGTAAATATGAACCCGTCATTAACGGAGGCGAATCAGATGACAGTGTCGACAGATAAAACCGTTTCTATCGTTGCTAGTAAAAACTTGGTAAAGGCGCTTAAAACAGCTGCAGGTATAACGAGTCCTTACTCTCTCACAGCGTTACAGCATCTACACCTGAAATTCTTTGGCGATGACCTCACCGTCGAATCGACAAGTTTTGATCTCTACTTTCGGCAGACCGTGTTTATCCCTGAACTCGGCGTGCAAGAGCCGTTTTCCGTGATGGTGCACCGAGATACAGTGAAGACTTTAAAACCGGGGATGGACGTGGCGTTCGGGGAATCGTCCTATACGTTCGGTGGCATCAAATACACCTCGGCGTGCGTCCCGGCAGATTTCCCTAAATTTCCGGAGCTCTCAGCCAAAAATGGTGGGCTTACGACGTCATCGGATTACTTCACTGAACTAGATGCTTGCGCTATTTCTGCTTCTGATTCTGAGGTAAGACCTGTACTCACAGGCGTTTGCCATCGAGGCAGCACGCTTATCGCCACGGACGGTCTGCGTTTAGGCAGCTCTTTGCTAAGTTGCGAGTTTCCAAAAGACTTTATCCTACCTAGCTGGCCAGCCTCTTTGCTCCGAAAGGTGTTTGGAAAGTCGAGTGCCTACCTGGTCTACGACGATCTGTACGTCCAATATCGTGGAAATGGCTATCAAATCATGATCCGTCAAATCGAAGGTACGTACCCGGACGTGTCACGAATAATGCCATCTATGTTTAAGACAACCGTGACCGTCCGAGGTGTGGATCATTGGATTACGGCGCTCGACCGTGCAATCACCGTGCACAAACAAATACCGAAGAGGGACCGTGACGAGAGCTACATCGTGAGGCTTGAGTTTGACCAATCCGGAATCGTGTTATCCGTTCGCAATCGGGAACAGAGCGAATACAACGCACCATTGCCTGGGGACGTGTCGGAAAGGCCCCTAACAATCGCTTGCAACGCGCAGTACCTGAAGGACGCATTGGGCCAAGTGGGTGATGGTGCAGAAATTCAACTCAGTTCACCGGATAAACCTTTCGTGTTGAAGTCTTCGCCGGACAAATCTTATGGATTCACGGCATTGGTGTCACCGATAAAAGTTAAGCAGTGATTTGAACCGAGGTGACCAGAGTGCAGAACGATAGACAACTAACGATTTCAGCCGCGGGCAGTCGTAGGGCGACGCAGTGGCCAGCGCAAACACTCTACTGGTCGGAACTCGTGGAGAAATTCCGAGTGCCTGTTCGTGGAACGGAGACGCTGGCAGAGTACGTGCGTTTTCCGAGGTCCAAGCAGGATGACCTCAAGGATGTCGGTGGGTTCGTAGCCGGGACTTTGTCTGGTAATCGCCGCAAAGCCGCCAACGTCGTAGGTCGAGACGTTATCACCTTGGACCTCGACAGTATTCAACCAGGCGCAACGACTGAGGTGCTGAAAAGACTAGACGGCTTGGGGTGTGCCTACGCCGTCTACTCCACTCGCAAACACGAAGAGGTCAAGCCTCGTTTACGTGTCCTGCTACCTCTGAGCCGAACAGCGACTGCCGACGAATACGAGCCTTTGGCCCGCAAGATGGGATCCATTATCGGAATTGAACTGTGTGACCCGACGACGTTCGAGGCGTCACGGCTTATGTACTGGCCGAGCTGCTGTTCCGATAGTCAGTACGTTTATCAGGTGGGGGACAAGCCATTTCTCGATACGGACGGCCTGCTGGGGATGTACACCGACTGGCGCAACGTCAGCGAGTGGCCACAGGTGCCAGGCGCAGAGCAGACGCACGCCCGACTGATTACGAAGCAGGGTGACCCGACAGAAAAGAACGGTGTGGTTGGGGCCTTCTGCCGTATCTATGACGTGTATAAGGCGATGGATGCCTTCTTGCCGAGTGTTTACGAGCCGACTGACGACGGGACAGGACGATATACCTATTTTGGAGGTAGTACGACCGGCGGAGCGTTGGTGTACGACAACGGCTCGTTCTTGTTCAGCCATCACGCCACGGACCCGGTTGGAGGAAGACTGGTCAACGCGTTTGACCTAGTCAGACTGCACAAATTTAACGAATTGGATGATGAAGCTAAGCCTGACACACCGACGAACAAACTGCCTTCTTACACGGCCATGTGCGAGTTTGCCGTTTCGGATACATACGTTGCGGCGCTGCTCAATCAAGAACGGTACGAAAAGGCGACGCAAGATTTTGCCTCGCCGCTAGACACCGAGAGCGAGACGGCAAACTGGATTAGCAAATTGGCCGTGAACGGGACGACAGGAATGCCAGCTAAAACGATTCGTAACGTACTCACTATCTTGGACAACGACCCTTTACTGAAAGGGAAAATTGCTTTTGACGAGTTTTCCAACCGGGGACTTGTGCTTGGGGCAGTGCCGTGGGATCCGCGCAGCGGGAGACGGATTTGGACGGATAACGATGACCGAGGACTTCGCGACCACCTTGAAACGGTTTATGGTATCACGAGTCCAAGCAAGATTGACGACGCGCTTGGTCTGTGTGCCCACAAGAACACTATAAACGACGTGAAGGAGTATCTATCAAAGCTTGAATGGGATGGCGTTAAACGATTAGACACACTGCTTGTAGACTACCTCGGAGCGAAGGATACGCCTTACACGAGATCAGTTGCCCGCAAGTCATTGGTGGCCGCTGTGGCAAGAGCGATGACACCTGGTTGTAAGTACGATTATATGACGATTTTCACAGGTCCCCAGGGGATTGGTAAAAGTACATTTTTGGCCACTCTCGGCCAGCACTGGTATTCGGACAGCTTGGAAACGTTTGAAGGCAAAGAAGCTTCTGAACTGATACAGGGCGTGTGGATTAACGAAATCGGTGAACTGAACGGCATGAGTAAGTCGGAGACGAATTCCGTGAAGCAGTTTCTTAGTAAGCGTGAGGACATATTTAGGGAGCCTTATGGTCGGCGGACAGGGAAATACCCGAGGCGTTGCGTATTCTTCGGAACTTCAAATGAGGGTGAGTTTCTAAAGGACCGTACGGGGAATCGAAGGTTCTGGCCCGTCGATGTGGGAATTTATCCAGCGACCAAGAATGTGTTTGAACAACTAGAAGAAGAGGTCCCTCAAATTTGGGCTGAAGCGTTCTGTTACTGGCAGATGGGAGAGTCGTTGTTCCTATCAGGAGACGTCGAGAAGTTCGCCCAGGCTGAGCAGGAAGCGCACAGAGAATCCGACGCCAAGGAAGGCATCATCCGTGAGTTTGTGGATCGTCATGTGCCCACTGATTGGGATAAACGAACGCTGAGTGAACGCCGTCTTTATTGGTCCGGAGAGTTTGGCAGGGCTGACATTGACACAGTGGAACGAAGACGGATATGCGCGGCTGAAGTGTGGTGCGAGTGTCTCGGAGCGGACATCAAGTTTATGAGGCAAACCGATTCGCGAAGCATAAACAGCATTTTGAAGTCCACCACCACATGGGGTGACTGTAGAGAGGTATTCGGACCTTACGGGAGTCAACGAGGATTCAAAAATCGTTAGACAGTTCCCAAGACACTTGGCTTAGACACTTTGCAAATATAGACACTTCCTAAAAATTGGGCATTAGACAGGTAGACAGTTTTAGACGCTTTTTAGATTCAAAGTGTCTTGAAAAAAATCGGCGGTGTAAAAGGTGTTCACAGGTATTTATACAGGTTAGACACTTTCTATCTATATAAAGAAAAAACAAAGAAGTAGGTAGAGCGCGCGACGCCTAACACGCCTAAATAAAACAAGTGCATACGTGTGTGTGCGCGAGTGTCAAAACGCGGGTGTGAAAATCCCAACCCGTTACGAATTTGAAAGGGTGGACAAACATGCGAGAACGAGACATCGAAACTTATCTCCGTGAACAAGTCAGGGCAGTGGGTGGACGAGCTTACAAATTCGTTTCGCCGGGCACTGCGGGGGTACCGGACCGACTGGTCTTGTTTCCGGGAGGTAGAGCATTTTTCGTGGAGTTGAAAGCGCCGGGAAAAAAGCCTACGCCGTTGCAACAGGCACAGCACAGCAAACTGTTAGTCCTGGGTTTCAGGGTTATGGTAATAGACAGCAAATCCGGTGTGAACGACTTTGTCCGACAGCAAAGTGAGGTGATGCCCACATGATGTTCAAAGCGCACCCATACCAGCGATATTGTATCAATCGTTTAATCACAGACGAAGCCCTGGGTTTGTTTTTGGACATGGGTTAGCCTTGGGAAAACAGTAATCACACTGACAGCCATCAACGATTTGAAGTTTAACCGTTTTGCAGTTTCAAAGGTCTTGGTCATCGCACCAAAGAAAGTGGCCGAAGCGACATGGAGCAAAGAAGCTGCGAAGTGGGACCACTTGCAAATGCTTCGAATCGTGCCGGTGCTTGGGGCAGTGACAAAACGAGTGCGTGCTTTAAACACGCCAGCTGATATCTACGTGATAAATCGCGAAAATATTCCGTGGTTGATAGAGTACTACCGCAATGCCTGGCCGTTCGACATGGTTGTGGTGGACGAGTTTTCAAGCTTTAAGAACCCAACGGCGAAGCGCTTCAAGGCGCTTACGTTGGTGAGGCAACACATCAAACGTTTTGTCGGGCTAACCGGAACGCCCGCGCCGAACGGACTGCTTGACCTGTGGGCGCAGGTGTACTTGCTGGACGAAGGTAAACGGCTTGGAACAAGGATCGGACATTTTCGCGAGAGGTACTTTGAGCCAGACCAACGTGACCGTGACCGAGTTTTCACTTACGCATTAAAGCCTGGCGCGGACGAAACTATCCGGCAGTTAATCGGCGACATCTGTGTGAGCATGAAAGCGGAGGACTACCTACAGCTACCTGACGTGCCATATGTGACAGTGCCAGTGGTGTTGGACGGCAAGGCAGCAGAGTCATACCGGTCTCTTGAGAAAGAGATGTTGCTGCAGATTGATGAAACGACGATTGACGCCGGAAGTGCTGCAGTGTTGACCAACAAACTACTGCAATTGTGTAACGGTGCGGTGTACGACGAGCAGCGCAACGTCATCGATATTCACAAATGCAAGATTGAGGCCTTCACAGAGCTGGTTGAGGGGTTGAACGGTTCTCCTGCATTGGTGTTTTACAGCTTTCAACACGACCTGTCCCGGATCCAAAAGGCTTTAGGCGGGTCTGGCCTGCGAGTACGGGTGCTAAAAGTACCGCAGGACGAGGACGACTGGAACAACAAACAAATCGACATTCTTTTGGCGCATCCGGCAAGTGCGGCCTACGGTCTGAACCTGCAACAAGGTGGTAATCACGTGATTTGGTTCGGCTTGAATTGGAGCCTTGAACTTTATCAGCAGGCCAATAAAAGATTGCATCGACAGGGGCAAACCGAGAAAGTGATTATCCACCACTTGGTGGTCGAAGGCGGCGTCGATGAAGACGTCATCAGAGCACTTGAGAATAAAGGCAGTTTGCAAGACGGACTGATGGAGGCCTTGAAAGCAAGAATCGAACGAGTAAAGGGAGCGTGAAGAATATGCAAATGACCGAAATTGACGTTGAAATCCAGGCAAGAGTTTTACTGAACCGACTTGGGGTGCCAACACCTTTTACCGGATATAAGATGCTGGGCGTGGCGCTTACAATTGCCCACGATTGCACGGAAGCAAATTGCTCTTTGAGCAAAGAGATATACCCAGTTGTCGCCAAACGATTCAAGTCGACCCTGCCGCGCGTGGAACGTAACATACGGCATGCCATCCGCGAAACATGGGTCCACGGAAACAGAGATGAGCTTAGAGAGTTGTTCCCAATGTGTACGCGGGCTAACCCGCCAATGAACAGGAGTTTTATCGCGCGCTTAGCCCTTGAGTTGCAGGTTGTCACGCGCAAAGTTAGAGGTGACGAACGCTGAAACGTGTTTATATCTCAGGCCCCATGACCGGATATGAGAATTACAATCGCGCAGCGTTCCACGAGATGGCCGCAAAGCTACAGTCAGACGGTTATGAGGTTGAGAACCCGGCTACGGTGTCTCTCGAAGACTCTAGCTGGGCTGAATACATGAAAGGCGTTGAGCACCTGTTGCGTTGCGACACGGTTATCGTGCTGCCTGGCTGGCAGGAGTCAAAAGGTGCAAGACTAGAAATCGCAATAGCGCACCATCTCGGAATCCCGATCCTCTGTTACCCGGAGAAGGTTGAGTTGATCGATCGTGTGGAATTCCGAATCGCCCGTACTTATGACGGTTTGTTGGTGTAGACAAAGAACGGGCGGTGACGACGGTGGGGGAGATTGCGACAAGAAACACATTACAGGAAATCTTTCAGTGCTATCGAATTTGCACGTCTTACTTAGCGCAGGAACGAGTGGACCACAAGGAGCCAATTAAGGCCAAGAAGGGCTATGCTAACGCCCGTGACCCGGACTTAATCAGGGTGTTCCCGGTACACCATTCTGGACCTGCGGGATTGTCGGGAACGGGGATGCTTACAAGAGAGGATTTACGCCGGCAAGACTTCGTGGATTACATTGACCGAAAGGTTAGGAGGTTGCCAGAAATACAGAGAGGAATTGTCCGCATTCGATATTTGAGATGTGACCCGTTGCCGGACGATGACCACGTGAAAGAGGCGTTAGCAATCCCATGGAGAACGTATTGGCGACAAAAAGCACTAGCTTTATCGCGATTAGCAAAAGACCTAAATGCTATACAAATATGGACTAAATAGCATATTGTCGATGCCTGTCGAAAAATTTTAGTTATGCTATGCCGTGATTGGGCGCAAAGCACTTGACGGTTGGCAGTAAACAGGGGTAAAATTCACCTGTGGTTCAAAAACTGCCCACAACCAAAAAGATTACATTTCAAGGCCATCCGCGAGGGTGGTCTTTTTCATGTGCAGCCATGGAGGATAACTTTTGCGAGACAGCACAATTCTCGCACCTCCACGAGTGCACATGAAAAACTAGGAGGCGATGGCATGGGAAAAGGCGGTCGACACAGCAATTACGAATCTCTAGTGATGCCTAAGTTCCCATCCATCGAGAAGTGGACTCGTGAAGGACTCACGCAAGACCAGATTGCAAAGAACCTCGGCGTTGGTGTTTCGACTTTCCGTACGTATGTAGCGGCGTATCAAGAGTTATCGGAGACCCTAAAAAAGGGCAAAGCCGTTGCTGTGGCAGAAGTCGAGAACGCACTGTTCAGACGTGCACTTGGTTACGAATACGAAGAGACAAAAACATACTTCAAGGATTCAGAGACCGGACTTACCAAATACACAGAGACCACAAAGAGGCATTTACCGCCCGATGTGGCTGCTTGCTTCATCCTGTTGAAGAATAAGGATAAAGGAAATTGGTCCAATGAACCGATGAAGATGGACCTCGAACGACAAATGGTTGAATGGCGCAAGGAACTCGAAGAACAGAAAGCGTGGACCTAATGGCGACAAACCAATGGCTGCGTAACTTCTACAAATCTCGCCAATGGACAACCTTGCGAATGCTGCTGATACAAGAACGTGGTCCAGTATGTTCGCGGTGTCACCGGATTATCGCAAACACTATCGAGTTAATTGGCCATCACGAAACAGAGTTGACGCCGGAGAATGTACAAGACTATAACGTATCGCTGAATCCGGAGAAGATTAGTTTAGTCTGTCGTGATTGCCACGACCGAGAGCACAAGCGATTCGGATACGAGTACACAGGCAGACAAGTCTATCTGGTCTATGGACCGCCACTATCTGGTAAGAGTACATACGTCCAACAAAATAAGGGGCGTGGCGATATTGTCATCGACCTCAATCTGCTGTATGCCAGCATCACGATGCTACCGGACTATGATAAACCCGATGCGTTGTTGCCCATCGTGCGGAGTCTGCAGAACCAACTGTTAGACAGTATCCGCACACGCTACGGCAAGTGGCACAATGCTTGGATAGTCGGCGGGTATGCGGATAAACACCAACGAGAACAGACGATAGCGGAGACAGGTGCAGAGGTGGTGTACTGTGATGCCATGGCAGACGAGTGCCTGAGTCGATTGCGTATGGACGAACGACTGCGGTACCGGCAGGACGAGTATGAAGGATACATCCATACATGGTTCGAGCGATACCGCGCATGACTCCCCCCGGTAGGCGCTTTTAAAATAAGTGCAGGAGACCGCAACGGTAACCTCAATTTTGCGTGGACCAAAAAAATTGAAAATCGTCGGAGGTTTTTAGAGACATGACGAAATCCGAGTTGCTGGCGCGAGAACGCTCGAAATTGCACGAAATATTCTCCGACGTCGAGCCGACAAAAGCTCGACTGGTTGAGGGTTTGATTGAGGAAGCCGCATTCCTCTTTGCGGAGACTGCGGAACTGCGCATCATTATCGAACGGTCGGGCATGGTACGCGTCCACCCGGATCGTCCAGAACTCCAGAAGCCGACCGAAGTCGCCAAGCAGTACCTTAAAAACGTCAATGCCTATGCTGTCATCATCAAGGCGCTGAATGGTGTCCTGCAGAAGAATGTTGTCGAGGGTGAAGACGCCTTTGACGCTTTTGTGAGTGGGATGAACGGGAGTGGTTAAGTCCTGGTTGCGTGAGTATTACGCACAAATACAATCAGGTGCCATTATCGTCGGACATGACCTCAAGGAGCAGCTAGACATTCTGATTGCCGACCTGGGCGATAGTCGATTCGTCTACGACACCCGTGAGGCGAATTTCCGTATGCGTTTCATCGAAACCTTCTGCAAACACACGAAAGCACCGTTCTACGGCAAACCTTTCCTGCTGGAGGTGTGGCAAAAGGCGCTCATTGAGGCGCTGTACAGCTTTCGATGGACGGACGATGGATACTTCAATCACTATGGAGAGAAGCCACCACAACCGAACCTCAGACGGTTCAAGAAACTTATTCTCATCATCGGAAGGAAGAATGGAAAATCAACACTCACCAGTGCGCTTGCTTTGACGGAGTTGATGATTGGCGAGAGTGGCACGGATATCTGTTGCTCTTCGAACGACGACGCACAGAGTCGAATTGTATTCGACGAAATCAACAACATGCGCGAGTTGTTTGACGCAACTGACAAGCGGACCCACAAGAACTTGAAAGGCATGTGGAACAACAAGAACAAGTCCTCCGTATTCCGGCTGTCCGACAGGACGAGAAACAAAGAGGGTCGCAACATTGGCCTTGGCATCCTCGACGAGTCGAACGAGATGCGCGACAACACGATTGCGAAGTCCATTGACCAGTCGATGTCCACGAAACTGCAGCCGATGTTCATCAACATCACAACGGAAGGCTTCATGAGAAACGGTTACCTCGATGACGAAATCAGGTACGCGCATTCCGTATTAGCGGGTGACGCGGATGACCCAACTCTCTTGACTTGGCTATATACGCAGGACTCGGAGAATGAAGTTTGGCAGGACGAAACGAGTTGGCAAAAGTCCAATCCTTCGCTCGGAACCATCAAGCAGCGTAAATATATCGTAGACCAGATGCGCAAAGCCCAGTTAGATAAGGCTGAGCGCATTTTTATGTTGGCTAAAGATTTCAACGTGAAGCAAAACACGTCCGCTGCCTGGTTGGTTGAATCTGATTATATGAGCGAGGCGAAGTTTGACGTCGAAGATTTCCGTGGTGCCATCGGCATTGGCGGTATTGACCTATCTGAGACAACAGACCTTTGTTGTGCCAAGGCGCTATTGATGCGGCGGGGGGACAGCACGAAATACTTCTTGACGCGCTACTGGATCCCTGAATCAAAAGTGGAACAAGGTTCGCGTGATGATAAGCAAAACTACCTCGCGTGGGCGAAGGATGGACTTATTGAAATCAGCCCAGGCAATGAGAACAATCACTCGCTCATTACGCAGTGGTACCTCAACTTGTACCACCAGTTTGGCATCCGCATGTACAAGATTGGTTACGACGCGTGGGGAAGCAGATACCTGGTGCGCGAACTTGAGGACGCGGGGTTCGACACAGAGAAGGTGCCGATGGATTGGGGCCTCAGCAACCCTATGAAGCTGCTGGAAGCCGATTTGAAAAGCGACCTCGTCAATTACGGGGCAAATCCAATCGACAAATGGAATCTCGGCAACGTCGGCCTGAAAATGGACAACCTCGGGCGCATTATGCCGGTGAAAGTGAACGACCAATCAAACAAACGCATTGACGGCGCGGTGACGAAAATTATTGCCTATGCCGTCTACCAGCGCAATCAAACGGAGTATCTCGGCATCGTCAGATAGGGGGTGAGAGATTGGGATTTATGCAGTTTATCAAAAGCATGACAGGGGCTAAGCAGGCGCAGAAAACTCCTATGAGTTATGCCGACTTTCTCAACGCCCAGGTGCCGATTTTCCGCATGTTCGGACGCGACATTTACCACAGTGACTTGGTACAGATGTGCATCGATAACATCGCGACGGAATGCAGCAAGTTGGAGCCGAGACATATTCGTACGGACGTTAACGGCGTGACTGCGACTATCAACAGCCCACTTAATGCCCTGCTCAAGTTCGGACCCAACGAAATCATGGACACCGGCGCGTTCCTTGAAAAAATCGTCTGGCTGTTAATGCTGAATTACAACGCCTATATCTATCCGACCTACGATGCAATAGGTAACTGCACAGGTCTCTACCCTATCAACCCGACGATGGTTGAGATTATGCAGGATGAAACACAACGATTGTTCATCCGCTTCACGTTCCGTAACGGGAGTCAATACTCAGTGCCCTATGGCGGCATAATCCACTTGCGAAAGAAGTTTAGCCTCAATGAAATCATGGGCGGTGACATTAACGGTCAACCGTTTAATGAGGCCATCCTGACCACGTTGAAAACGGACGATGTTATTGTTGAGGGTCTTGAAAAAGCAATCAAGGCGAGTCTTGAAATACAAGGCATTCTGAAAATGAACACGATGCTAAACGGTGAAGACCAAAAGAAAGAGCGAGAACGGTTTGAGCAGGCCATCAAAGATAGCAAGTCTGGAATTTTAGCCATGGACCTTAAAGCCGAATACATTCCGCTCGCTAAATCCCCGGTCATCGTCGACCCGGGCACGCTGGCGCAAGTCCAGCAGCGCGTACTCAACTACTACGGGATGTCGATGCCAATCCTGACTGGCGATTATACGGACGCACAGTATGAGGCGTTCTATCAAAAAACGATTCAGCCCATCGTGATGAGTTTGACCCGCAATTTTACGCGAATTTTGTTTAGTTCGCGTGAATTAGCGGTCGGTAACCAGGTTGTATTTTACCAACGCAATCTCCAATACCTCAGCACGGCATCGAAGATAGCGTTAATTCAAACGACAGGGGAACAAGGGTTGCTCACCGACAACCAGAAACTTGAAATCCTTGGTTATGCGCCAACAGCAAACGGTGACCGTACAACCCAGTCACTGAATTACATCGACAAATCCTTGATTAGCCAATATCAGATGGGCAAAGCAAAACAGCCGCCCGAAGGAGGAAAATAACATGCCCGCAAAAACTCAAAAATCATCAGCGACGCGTCGAGTGGCTATCGTCGGAGACCTTCGTGCGGCGGATCCAACCGTAACCGAAGACGGAACGGCACAATCAGGGTCCATCACAGGCCATGCCGCTGTTTATGGACAGGTAGCGAGTATTGGTGGCTGGTTCAACGAGGTCATCCAAACAGGAGCTTTTGACGGTGCCGACCTGACGGACGTGCCGTTCCTCGTCAATCACGACATGGATGGCATCCCGCTTGCGCGCAGTCGTCGCAATAACGGCAACTCCACAATGCAACTCAGTGTGGATAATGTCGGTCTCGCGTTCGCGGCGGACCTCGATATCGTCAACAACGACAAGTCTAAAAGTCTCTACTCTGCAATTGGCAGGGGCGACATAGACAAGATGTCATATTGCTTCGACGTGTCGGAAGAGGACTGGGCAGGTCTTGATACAGATATGCCCACGCGTACCATCACTAAGATTGCGAAAGTCTATGAAATATCCGCCGTCAATTTCCCTGCATTCGAGGGAACTGACATACAGATGGCATCTCGGGACAAAGAGGCACTGGATAGTGCCAAGGTTCTGCTGGAGAGCAGACAGTCCGCGCTGGACAGCGAAAAAAACGAGTTGGAGTTAGTGAAACTGAAATGCAAAATACTCGCTGGAGGCTGAGACCTTGAATAAGAAAAAGTTACTAGAAATCATCGCGGGCAAAGAAGCACGCAAGAATGAATTGTTGGGCAAAGTAGAAGGTTTAGACAAGATTGAAGAACTGCGTTCCGTTCACGCCGAGTTAGGTAAGATTACTGCAGAAATCGCAGAGTTGCGCGGTATTGCAGACACGCTACCCGACGACGTGACGCAGCCTGCGGCCAATCCTTTAGCAACCGACCCATTAGTCCAAGCCGCATTGGGCAGCGGTCAACGGGGCGCACAGCCACAAGGCAACTTGAGTCCTGTTGCTACGGCAGCCTATGGTATGGGCGGTAACCAGCGCAACGTCGAGAAAGAGTTGCAAGACAAATATGAGCAACGCGGCGCTGACCTAAAAGCCAAGAAGCCGGTTGTGTTCGACGCGTCGGAGTTGCGCGGGCTGTTCCCGAAAATTGAACAACGCGCGGTAACGATTGGAACGTCGAACCTTATCAACGAGCAGAAATACAGCGACCTGTTAATCCCGATGTTCCCGCAGGTCTCTGGCTTGGTGGATCTCGTCAACACAATCTCCTTGCAGGGTGGCGAGAGCTATACGCAAGGCTTCGAGGTCGCGTCTGGAACTGCCGACTATACCGATGAGATCAGCAGCTACACAACGGCGGACCCGACATTCGATTACATTTCAATCGGAAAAGCTAAAATCACGGCGTATACCGAATTGACAGACGAGGCCCGCAAGTTGCCGAACGTCGACTACCAATCACGTATCGCGTCGCTCATGACAACTGCGTTGCGCAAGAAAATCGGTGCGCAGATTATTGCGGGTGCTGGAGGATCCAACCAGATCACTGGTATTTACGCTGCGCCTATAAACGTCATGCCTTTGGCTAATGTCGACATCGTCATGGCTGCCATCGACGAAAACACACTCGATACAATCGTTTTCAACTACGGCGGAGACGAAGCTGTTGCGGGTGGCCAGTGGCTAATTCTCAGCAAGAGCGACTTGGCTGCATTTGCGGCTGTTCGTGCGACGACCGGACAGAAGTTGTATAACATCACGCTAAATGGCATGGTCGGTACTATCTCCAGTGACCGCAGCTATGCAGTCAATTTCGTTATCAACTCGGCGGCACCGGCACTGTCTAGCGCAAACACAGCATCAGGGGCCTACACCATGGTTTACGGCTCTCCTGCGGTCTACGAAATGCCTGTGTTTTCACCGATTGAGGTCCTGGAATCACTCGACTACAGATTCCAGTCTGGTCAAATGGCCTTCCGCGCTGCCGTGTGGACTGGCGGGAACGTGGCTAAGTACATGGGCTTTAATCGCATCAAGAAAGCCTAACAAAATTGATTCCACGAGGGCGTAGGCTGATGCTTACGCCCTTTTTGATTGGAGGTAGAAAGATTGAGACAAGCCATGAAATATGACGACATGAACCTTGCGACAGACGTTTTTGACGTGTCAGCAGCCTGGGCATTTGTTGCGCGTGTTCACATTGACGGCACGAAAGCTGTTGCTACAAATACGACAGCTGTACTCGTCGCAACGAATCTTGCCATAGCAGCAGAAATTGTCACAACAGGAATCACCAGTCCAACGACCCCACGAAACCTAGAAGTCGTTGGGGACGCAGCGGGCATCGTGGGAAATGTCACAGTCATAGGTACGAATTATGCAGGCGCGGTCATCAGCGAGGTATTTGCGCTCAACGGGGTAACGACCGTCGTTGGTGCCAAGGCATTTAAAACTGTCACAGAGATAGACCTGCCCGCGTATACAAACGCCGCAACAGACGCGGTGAGTGTTGGTGTCGGGGATAAACTCGGGCTGCCATACAAGGTGACGTTTGGTGTTGTTCTTGCGGCATTCCTGAACAAGGTTAAAGAAGCGACGGCACCGACGCTGACTACGGATGCCGTAAATATTGAGAACAACTCGGTGGCACTCGCCAGTGCGCTAAATGGCGACGACGTAGACGTATTTCTTATCGTCTAAAGGTGGTGATTGAATGACCAAAAAACAAATTGAGACCGCAGAAGGCCAAGTCATCGAGCAACAAGGTGTCCTGTTTTTTAAAGTCAATCGTGCGATGAGTTGGCTCGAATACGAACATCTACGCGCCAAAGTGGATCTCGAAGAGGCACGTAGCGGGCAGAAGATCATCATCGTGCCGCACGCAGTGGACGTGGTTAAGTCATGATCATCCAACTGGCCGAAGCTAAAACGTTTCTGCGTGTCGATATCACGGACGATGACACGCTTATCCAAACTCTGATTGACGCGTCTGAGGCCCACATCACTAGTGCTACGGGCCTTGTTTTTGACAGCACGTATCCGCTTGCCAAAACAGTGAGCTTTATGCTCGTCGCATCGTGGTACAGCAATCGCGAGAACGCACAGCAACTGGGCGCGGGTTCAGCATCCGTGCTGAACGGCCTGATTACGCAGTTGTCTAGCGCATATGCGATTACCCCGCCGCAAGTACCTGTTGGACTTACAGGACTGGCGGAGTTGGGTTATGTGTGGCTCAGATGGCGCACGAATATCGCACCTGATGTCGCTGGCTACAACGTGTATCGCGGCAGCGTCAAAATCAACGATGAACTTGTTACTGAGCGCACACATCGCGACCGTTGGCCGGGAATCATGGACTCGTTTGCGGTGGACGCCCGAAATGCAACTGGGGTCGTCGGCTACAGGGACCGCACAGTCACGTCCGGCCAGGCGTATGCGTACCAAGTCAGTGCCGTTGACACGCTCGGTAACGAGTCTGCCTTATCTGTGGCCGTAAACGTGGTGGCGTTATGAAAAACGCAGTAGTTGACATCCGGTCGCTACAGAAACGGGTGATATTCCAGTCACCAACTCAAGGTGTAGACGCGGACGGATTCCCTGTGAGCGGCTATACCGACTATGCAACGTGCTGGGCCCAAGTTGTTGGTGGTAGCGCGACGAGATTGTATGGCAAGGAGTTTGTCGGTGCGGAAGCAGTTCAATCCGAGAATCAACTGATGGTCACGATCCGTTACCGAGAGGACATCACAGCGGATATGCGCATGGTGTACCAAGGGAAACCTTACGTCATCGTTGCCCTCGCTGACAAAGATGGTTCTCAGGTATGGATGGACATCATGGTTAGGGGGTGGACGAGCGGTGGCATCTGAGCTAACGATTGACGGTTACGACGCTATTTTAAAGCGCTTGGAGTCGCTTGACGAAGACCTTCGTGACCGCATTTCGAAAGTCGCATTGGAAGCGGGCGCGAAGGTCGTCCAAGAGGCTATTCGCTCCGAAGTGAATATCTCCAATCGCAACGAGATACACATACGAAACGATATTCAGATTGGTAAACCAAAGCGCATCGATGGTGGTTGGGTCGTTAAGATTGGGCCCGGCAAAAAGACAGCCTGGCGTGCAAAGTTTATCGAGTTTGGTCACGCAAAACGTGGTGGTGGAACCGTTCCGGCGCATCCTTTTATGGAGCCCGCCTTAGAGCGGAGCAAAACGGATTTCAGAAACGCTGTCGCAGAAGCTATTTCAAGGGAGTTGTAACAGATGCTGATTGACGTCAAACCCGAGGTGCGGAATCTACTCCTTGCCAACACTGATTTAGTTACCGCACTTGGCGGGGATAACGTCTACTCCGTACTGGCACCGGATGGCGCACAGTATCCGTATATCACGCTTCAAGAGGTCGGAAACGACGGTATCGACTATGGGGATGATAGCCCAACACGGGCAGATATACGTATCCAAGTGGACATTTGGTCGAGCGGAAATTACACACAGCTTGCTTCACTTGTTGACGACACTATTTCACCCCTGAGATACGTCCGATATTACTCCACAGACATGTTCGAGCTTGCGCCACCGGTGTTCCACAAAGTGCTTAGATATTGGGTAGCAAAGGAGTTGGGTTAATTTGGATTCACGCAGAGTTGGTCTAGACAAACTGTTTTATGCGTTGTTATTGACGGACGATAATGGCACACAGACGACGTATGACACGCCAGTTAGTGTAGCTGGTCTTATCAGTGCGGATATCAAACCAAAGTCGACTGTCGCCGTATTTTACGCAGATGATGCCGCCGCAGAAACAGCAACCGCAATCGGTGAAATCACAGTGGACTTCGAGGCCGGTATTTTACCTCCGTCCGTTGAAGCGGCATTACTCGGCGCAAGTATTGGGGTCGATGGCACGTTGCTCCAAAAATCGTCAGACGCCGCGCCATATGTCGCGATTGGCTTTCGTAGCAAGAAAGCGAACGGGAAATTCCGTTATAAGTGGCTCTACAAGGGTAAATTCATGTGGAAATCCGAGACGTTTAAGACAGAGGAAGGCGCACCCGCAGGGCAGACGGACAAGATGAGTGGGATGTTCGTTCGCCGCGCGTGGGATGACTCCTTGCAGATTACCGCAGACGAGGACGATGTAGCGTTCACCGGGGGAGCAACCTGGTTCGGTGCAGTACAAGAGCAAGGCGCAGACCTCACCGCCCTTACGGTCACCGTTACACCTGCTGACGCGGCTACAGCTGTCGTGGTCACTACGACCATCGCATGGGTGTTCAACAAGGCCATTCAAGCCGCTGGCGTCACATCTTCCAACTTCTTCACCATCGATCCCGCTGGAGCTCAGGTGGCAGGAACATTGTCGCTCAGCATAGACCAGAAGACGGTCACGTTTGCACCTACGACATCGCTCTCGGCAACAACCGCGTATACGGCCATCACTACGACAAACATCAAAGACCAGGCTGGCGTCGCACTCGCAAGCAACAGCGTGACCAACTTCACCACAGCTTAATAGATAAGGCATGTTAGAGGGGGCACTAACGCCCTCTCTTTTTAGTGTCCAGAAGGAGGAAAATCCATGTCGAATATCAAGTTACATATCGGCGACAGTCAAAAGACATTTTCCGTACCATTCGTTAAGGCCCGCATGCTTCGCCGGGCTATCCAATTAAGCGAAGAAATGGGTGACGCGAAAAAAGTGTCACTGAATGATGTCGACGCAATGGTGGACTTTGTTGTGGACCTATTTAACGGTCAGTTTACTGCGGACGAATTGTGGGATGGCCTTTCGACCGAAGAATTTATTCCCGAAATTACAAGGTGCATGAACGAAGTGACAGGTGGTAAAAAAGCGGACCCAAACGTCCGTACGAGGAACAAATAAAAAGTTCCTCAGACCTCATAAAAGATATCTACCTGAACCTGATGGGCGAACCGAATCATTGGAGCTTGCACCAGATAGACGAGATGGACATCCACTATTATTTTGAACTCATGAATTATTCAAACCATGAAAAAACGAGTCCGAACGTGTATATCGACCAAATCCCAGGATTCTAAAGGCGGTGAAGCCATGGCGATCAGAGAAGAAGTTGGCGACCTCGCTGTTTCGGCGACCCTTGATGTGCAAAAGTTCCAAAGTGGCGTGTCGAATCTCAAACGCCAACTCGCCGTCACGAAGAGTGAGTTCAGGGCTGCGTCTGCGGACCTGGGTTCATTCGGTGACGCGACGGATAAATTGAAATTAAGGGCCAATTCATTGTCTGACCAAATGAAAATTCAGCAGGGTATCGTTGACACGCTCAACACGGCTTTCCAAGAGGCTGCGACAGCAAAAGGCGAGGACAGCAAAGCTGCTCAAACCCTCGCGATTAAGCTCAACAATGCCAAAGCCGAGATGGGTAACATGAAAGACCAGTTGACTGGTGTTAACACGGAGTTGACGCTAGCCGCAGAAAGAATGGCCGAGGTTGGCGGCGCAGCAGAAAAAGCAGAGGTCGAACAACGAAGTTTTGGAGAATCAATAAAAGGCACGAAAGAGGGCATTGAGTCAACGAAACTCGCGATGGCTGGCATGCTCGGCATTATGGCGGGCGGCATGCTTGCGGAATGGTCTGACGGCGCAGAAAAAATGGCGACTAGCCTACAAACGCTCCAAATTGAGACCGGCGACTCTCAGCAATCCTTGGAACGCCTTGCTGTGGTCGCAAGTGGTGCAGGATTATCGACAGACGAGCTATCAAAACTTGTCGCTAGACTCGATATGCGTATTAGCACCTCAACGGCAGGCACGGCATCGTTCTCGAAAGCCCTTGATACGCTTGGTATCAACGCCGAAAGTTTTGCTCAAGCGAAACTGCCGGAACAGGCGCAAATGATTACGGACGGCCTGCAGAAAGCGCACCTGCCTGCCAAGCAATTAGCGTCTACACTAAAAACGCTTGGACTTTCGACAGCAGATATCGGAAAGAACGGTCAGGTGGACCTCGGAAAAGTTGAAAAGGCACTTACGGCTACGGCGGCCAACGGCACGACACTTGGTCGAGTACTGAAGCAAGCTGGCATCAATATGGAATCATTTGCGGGGGCCAGCGTCGAACAAAAACTACAGATGCTCGGCAAATACATGGCTTCTACAAAGGACAAAACGCAAGCTACGGCACTTGTGATGCAAGTGTTCGGTCGGCAGGGTCAAAATATGCTACCGCTCATTCAAAACTTCGCAGAACTTGATGATTACGCCAAAAAGTTGAAGATGCCGGTGATGGATACGAAAGAAATCCAACTAGCGGCACAGAAAACGAAGATGTTACAAACAGCAATGCAAATGATGATGGATTCGGTCTTGGTTAAGATTTTACCGCTAGTTGATAATCTCGGCAAAGCATTTTATAACCTCGTTGCGAACATCAACCATCCGATAAGCGCAATCAAGCAGTTTGAGCAAGACCTCGGACCTGTGGCGGCCACCATCACCGGAGTTGT